AACCAAGACGAGGTGGACAACAGCGTAGAGTAGTGCGTAAAGGCTATAACACAACCAATAAATCAAAAGTCACTGCTTGTTCAAAACTAAAAGCATGGGTAGAAGCAGACAAAATCACACTGTATTCTAAACCACTTATACGAGAGCTAAAGGTTTTTGTTGCAAAAGGTAATTCATTTGAAGCCAAATCAGGTGAACACGATGACCTAGTATCAGCACTACTGTTAATTGTGCGTATGACAGACTTTTTGACCAAATATGACGCTACAATGGAGCAATCTTTGGGAGCAACTCTTGATGATGACGATGATTATCAAGAACCAATGCCCATAATTATATAGGAAAGCATAAATACTTGTATGGCAGTTAATATTGACACAGTAGCAAACAAAATTTTCAAAATCATCAAAGGATCTGGGCATGATGTCAAGATGTATGACGCATCTACAGGCAATGAAACAGTAAATCCAGAGCTTTCTCGCTACTTTTATGTGAAAATGCCCAATTATATGGTGCATGTAGATGCAGATAACAGTGAAATTAAACTGCATCAAGGTGCTGAAAAAACAGACGAAAAAGTACAAGGAGTCATAAATAACATTAAGCATGTTGCAAAGAGCTATATGCTTGATTTTGATCATAGAATATTTGGCAAAGAACTAACGCCAAAAAACTATGCATTTAAAATTGATCAAAATAGGAATGAAAGAGACATGAGCGAGTTACAAACAGAAGGTTATACACCATTACAAGGATCAACAAAAACAAGTGAACAAAAACTTGAGGGTGTTAAAGTGATCGTAAGACACAACAAAGCAGTTGATGAAACTAGCAGAGGTGCTAGATCAAGAAACATTCAAGGTATTTTCGTAGAAACATCAGAAGGTGAAAGATTTAAATATCCACACATTCACTTAAATGGTGCAAGAGCAATGGCAAGACACGTACATGCTGGCGGTAAACCACATGACGAAGTTGGTGAAGCAATTGTTAACCTATCAGATCAATTGGCAAAATTAAAAGACGTTACAAAATTTGCAAGACGCTTTTCACAAGTACAAGAACAAGCGGCAGATGTACTACCATTGGTAGACAACAAAGTTTCAGAAATTAAAAAAACAATTCATAAATTAACAACAGCATCAGGTTATGCTGACTTTAAAGAAAATTACAAAGCAACAGAAACTGTGGAACCAACTATTGAAGCATTAGAAGAACTAAAAGGTAAGTTCACAGTTACAAAATTTGATGAAAAAATAGGTGAAGTACTTCCTTTGTTGCAATCAATTGTTGATGAAGCCAAAGCAGAGCAAGATAATTCATCAAAAGCAATAGCAGACAGAATTATGGCAAAGATCAAAGCAGGTGATCCTGTAGACACACATGAGCCAAATGCTACACAGCAAGAATATGATCCAGAAAAAGTTGGAGCATTCACAAACAAAGATGCAAAAGTGGCATACAGACTTTCAGATTTAGCATCTAGAATTAAAGATGATGAAATGAGTGTGTTCCTTGCAAGACTTTCAGACAAGTTTACAAGTTATGCAACAGATCCAAACATTCAAATGAAGATTAAACAAGATCCAGAAACATATCAAATTCAACCTTGGGAAAAAGAAACTGCAAAAGCAATTATCCAAGGTGTAAAAATGAAAACAGTTAAGCCTGAATTAGATAAATTACCAAAAGCAGAAGATGTTGTTCCTAATCCAGAAAAAGAATTAGAAGAAATGGTTGCACCATATGGTGAAGATGAATCATTAATAGAAAGAAAAGTAGACGGTGAATTAATGTGTCCAGAAGCATGTTGTGGCAAACCAGTGATGGAATGTTCATGCGGTCCAGATTGCGAACACTGTAACTGTCATGAAATTCAAAAACTTTCTAAAGCAGATGAATCTGTAGCAAAAACACTAGGTCAATATCAAGACACAAAAGATTTCAAAGCACAAATGCAGAATATTCTAGCAAAGAAAAAAGCACTACAAGATATTCAATTAAATCCAAACACAGCAAAAGATCCAGAACTTAAAAAAGAGTTAATGAAACGAAAACAAGAGCTTGAAGATGACATGCACAATCTAAAGGCTAGAATGCAAGATCGTGGTATGGGCGAAGATGTTAATGAAGCAGTAGACAAGTCAGCACTCCAAGATTGGTTCAACAAATACAAAAAATATGAAGGCAACAATGCAGATGAGCTACCAGCAGGTATGTTGAAGGCCTACATTGACACAGGCATTTTGACAGACGGTGTAGAAATCAATGAATTTCAAAAAGCAGTTGAAGCCATGGGCGGTGACAGAGACGAAGCAGAACAAGAACTATTTGCTAATCCAGAAAAATTTGCCAAAATGTTGCCCATCACACATGCTATGCAAGAAGATTTCAAAAAAATAATGGGTGTGTCTGAAATTGACGAAGACAACTGCAGAGAAGCGGCAAAGATTTTAGGCGACGATGTTGTGGGCTTTGGCCTAGCAGAAGACATCATCAACGAAATGGGTGATGAGGAAACAGAATTATTATCAGGTGTTAGAGATGAAGACAACATTCTTATTGTACAACGTGGCTACAATGCTGATGACATAGATGAAGATCCAAGAGTAATAGGCGAATTGTATGCTTCTGAAAAATATTCAGATGATGACATCAAAAAAGCCATAGTAGATTATCTAAAAAGCAAAAATTTAGATACTAATTTTTATTATGATTCAAAACCTAATGACTATTACAGTAATGAAAAGACTGTGGATGGCAGACCATTCAGAGCAGAAGTTAGTTTACACTGGTTGGGTGATATGGGCAAAAGCGTTGAAGAAGACGACATGAGCACAGGCACAGTAGCAGTGGGCAAAAAAGGCAAAACCAGAAGAGCTACAGGCATCAATGACAACCCATATGATCACAACGAAGGTGAAGATCAAACAGCATTAGTAAATGCCGCACTGTGGAACATGAAAGATGTTTATCAAACTTTAATAGCAGGTGAATCTCTGGAAGAAGATGACATGTTCTCATATGGAGACCTTGTGCAATATTTAGAACAGGCAGATATGCCTGATCATTACAGCAAGTTTTGGGACTTGGTTGTAGATGCTATTAATAAAGCAGGTGGTTTCAAAGGACAGGGTGATGAAATAATGGTGGACAAGAATATTGCACCACAGATCAAAACACTGTATCAACAATTCAAGGCTGCCACAGCAAACATCAAAGGTGTCAAAGAAGATGACGATATTGCAAGACAAGAATTTGACAGCATGAGAATGGATGCTCAAGGCGAATTTGAAGAATACAGAGACAACATTATGAGTGATATTGAAGATGGCAAACAAGGTCAAGGTCAATTTGCTGGAAAATCCACAAAAGAAATAGTTGCAATGCTAAGACAAGAAGCAGACTCAATTGGTTATGCTGATGTTTCAGATGGTGATAGACATCCATCAGAACCAGGATGGTTAAATGACATCGCAGACGAGCTAGAAAAAAGCAACGAAGACATCCAAAGAATCAAAGATCTAGCAGGTCTTTAATACTCCTTTTAAAATTTAGATAAAATTCTTCTAAAAATCGCTTGACAAATCAAAAGATAATAAATATAATAGTAGATAATGTTAAGCAAAGCATTATTTAATTATAGGCTAACATATACTAACACAGGCTAATATAGGCTAATATAGGAGAAAACGATATGGCAACTCTAGCAGAAATTAGAGCAAAACTTCAAGAACAAGAAGTAAAACGTTCACCAAATAGTTCAGGAGGCGGCGACAACGCAATTTATCCGTTCTGGAATATTCCTGAAGGCACAACAGCAACACTGAGATTTTTAGCAGACAAAGACCCAGAAAATACTTTCTTTTGGGTTGAAAGACAAATGATCAGATTACCATTTGCTGGTATCAAAGGTCAGTCTGAAGCAAAACCAACCACAGTACAAGTTCCTTGTATGGAGATGTGGGGAGAACCATGTCCAGTATTAAGTGAAATACGTCCATGGTTTAAAGATCCAAGTCTAGAAGATATGGGTCGTAAATATTGGAAGAAGCGTTCTTACATCTTCCAAGGTTTTGTTGTTAACTCTCCACTAGATGAAGACTCAGCACCAGAAAATCCAATTAGACGTTTTGTAATTAATCCGTCAATCTACAACATTATTAGATCAGCATTGATGAATCCAGACATGGAAGATCTGCCAACTGATATTGAAAAAGGTAGAGACTTTAAATTAACCAAAACGCAAAAAGGTGGATACGCAGATTATTCAACTTCAACTTGGTCGTTCAAAGATAGAGCACTAAGCGATAGTGAAAAATCAGCAATTGACACAAATGGTTTGCATAATTTAAGTGATTATCTTCCTAAAAAACCTTCTGCAGAAGAAGTAAAAATTATTGCAGAAATGTTCAAAGCATCTGTTGACGGTGAGTTGTATGATGAAAGCAGATTTGGTCAGTATTACAGACCAGCTGGCATGGCGGCTTCGCCAAGTGCATCAACAACTACGACTGCAACTGAAACAGCACCAGTGGCAACACCTGCTCCTGCTCCACAGGCAGAAGCACCAGCACCTGCGGCACCAGTTACAGAAGCACCAGTGGCACAGCCAGAAGTGGCAACTGCTACAGCAACAGCAACTGAAGATAAGTCAAAAGCATCAGCAGATGATATTTTGGCAATGATCAGAGCTAGACAAAGCAAATAAAATCGTATATAGTAATAGTGCGTAGGCAACTATGCACTATTGCAGACAAGGAGATATTATGGTAAGACCATTTGACGTAAGTAAATTTAGAAAGTCAGTAACAAAAAGTATTGGTGGTATATCTGTTGGCTTTGAATCTGATCCAGACACATGGATTTCAACAGGTAATTACACACTAAACTATTTGATTAGTGGTGACTTTAACAAAGGTGTTCCGCTAGGTCGTGTAACAATGTTAGCAGGTGAATCAGGTTCTGGTAAGAGTTTGATTGCATCAGGTAACATTATTAAAAATGCACAGGATCAAGGTATATTTTGTATTGTGTTTGATTCTGAAAATGCATTAGATGAAAGATGGTTACAAGCACTTAATGTAGATACATCACCAGATAAATTAATGCGTATTAATGTTGCAATGATTGATGATGTAGCAAAAACTATTTCTGAGTTTGTAACAAATTACAGAGCAGACTATGGTTCTTTAGAACAAAGTGAAAGACCAAAAGTAATGTTTGTAATAGATAGTTTAGGTATGTTGTTAACACAAACAGACAAAGACCAATTTGACAAGGGTGATTTAAAAGGTGACATGGGTAGAAAACCTAAGGCACTTACAGCACTTATTAGAAATTGTGTGAATATGTTTGCAGAACTAAACATTGGGTTGGTAGCAACTAACCACACGTATGCATCACAAGATATGTTTGACCCAGATGATAAAATTAGTGGCGGACAAGGATTTGTGTATGCAAGTTCAGTTGTGGTTGCTATGAAAAAACTAAAACTCAAAGAAGACGAGAGTGGAAACAAAATATCTGATGTTACTGGTATTAGATCAGCAGTAAAAGTAATGAAAACAAGATTTAACAAACCGTTTGAAAGTGTACAGGTTAAAATTCCTTATGAAGCAGGAATGGATCCTTATAGTGGGTTAGTTGATCTTTGTGAGAAAAAAGGACTATTGGTCAAAGATGGTAACAGGCTTAAATATGTAGACCGTTTTGGCAAAGAACACAAACACTACAGAAAAGATTGGACAGGTGAAAATCTTGATCTAATCATGGCTGAGTGGGGTACTACAGGTACTAATGAAGTTGCTGAAACAAAGGAGACTGCTGAAGCAGAAGCAGAAGCATAGAAAGGCAACAATGACAGACGATATCCAAGTGTTAATTGAAGCATGGAGTAAACTTAAAAACTATATTCCTTCTAAAGACAGACTTGATGCGGCCATTGCCTATGTAAATTTAATTGATGAGTATGGAGCAGAAGAGCCAGAGTGGCAAGAAGTATTCTCTCATTCAACACATTTACATCAAGCATACAAAGAAGTGTTTGGAGAAATAGAAGAAGATGAGGATGATGATTCTTATGATAATGAGGATGATTATTAATGATTAATTGGTATGGACTAGTTTCAAAAGATCTAGGCAGATTGCCTGATTGCATTGATCATTATCTAAAAGAACTAGAAGAAGCCAGAGTAGAAGCAGGACTAGTAGGTAATATTGAACGTAATGCTTCGCAAATACCTGGTGTAGTTGAGCATAGATTTAATCAATTACAAGAAATTGAAGCCATACTAGAGCATCTTAATATAGAATTACGTAGAACGAGAGCAAAACATTATAAAAAGTTTTTAGAAGCATACCAAAGAGCTTTAACATCAAGAGATGCTGAAAAATATATTGATGGTGAAGACGAGGTTGTTACTATGAGCCAACTTATAAATGAATTTGCTCTTGTACGTAACAAGTATCTTGGTTTGTTAAAAGCCATTGATGCTAAACAATTTCAAATCAACAACATTGTTAAATTAAGGGTAGCAGGATTAGATGACGCAGAACTATACAGCAAAAACACGAGATAAAACAAAGCAATATGCATTTAAAAATCATGAACTTGATCCTATGGAGCAGATGCGTAGATCATTATTAGCAAAAGATGATCAAATTAATCAATTAAAAAAAACTGTAGCAGATGAAGTTAAAGAAAAATATTCTTTGTATAAAAGAGTAAAAGAACTTAATGAAGAATTGTATAAGTTAAAAAATAAATCTAAGAATAATCTTTAAGAGGCCCACCATATTTCTGGCCACGTACTTTACGTCCTCTTAGAGTTTTACCATCGTATTTTTTACCACTATCTCTAGAACGTAGACCTTGTGATTTACAACTGGCCTCATCAGATGCACCAAGTTTTCTATCACTTTTGCACACAGAAGTTGGCACTTTGCCCTTCCATTCGCTTATAAGATCGTTGATTTTCATACTATTATTTAGTCAAATATGCCTTGACAAAACAGGTAAATATGTTATACTTAATCATGAACAAGTTACGTATTAGTGTATTTTTAACAGTAGTATCTTTATTTGTAATCTTTACAAAATCACCAGCAGAGACACTTTCAAATAAAGAAAAATTTGTATTTAAAATTTTTAATTGTGTAGAAGAATTATATTCTGATTACAAAACATATCCTTTAGACCTT